TTTTGGTGATGTTACACCAGTTATTTCTTTTTCCCAAACCAATTGATTGTTTGCTCTAAACATATAGATGTTTGTATTTGTTGCAGCATACCAGTTGTTTGTTGATGAATCATAACTTAAACCAATGATTGTATTTCCATATTTGTTGACATTACTTGTTCTAATGTAAACNCCTTCTGTATCAAACTTATGCACTTGGCCGTTTGCTGATCCAACTAATAAACCACCACGATTTGGTAAAGCAATAATAACGGATCCGTTTGCTGCATTACCTGCATTATAAAATGTAAAATACAATTCGCCTGTAATATCAAGGCCTGTAATTAAGTTATGTTCACCAGTATAATATGGAAAATCTTCATCATCAACACAGATATCTTTAGAACCAATTGAATCAGTAATTAATGTATTCCAAACATTTTGACCAAGATAGTTAAATTTTGTAACACGGGTCGACCTGTCAGAAGGAATATTTGTTAGTAAGTATATGTTGTTGTTTCCATCAACTGTTACCGATTCACCAAAGCTTGCTACTAGTGTGCCACCCACGTTGGCCGCAGGAACAGATTTTCTCCAATATATTGAACCATATGGATCATACTTAATAACAGTTGCTTGTGGTAGACCAGTAACTTCATTCTGTGTGGTCATTGCCACCACAATATTATTTGCAGAATCAAATGCAACACCATTGCCATATGCATTGTTGGCTTGTGTATCTATTTGACCAAACAAGATACCTAAAGCTCTATGATCATTTTTATCGGTACCAATTTGAACTTGTGTATTGCTATACATTAATTCTGTGTCAAATAATATGTTACCCAATGAAGCTGTATTTGCTTTGTTGAAAGCATTCTGTGCCAACTCTTGGTTGGTTTCATAATATGTATTTGATGTATTGGAACGCAAAGCAACTGTAGTATACAACTCAGTAAAGTTGTTATTTGTTTTAGTAAAAGCCGTTCTTAATGAATCGCCTTTGCCATCATTTGCTCTAATACCAATATTGATAGTTTGTTTAGCCATTTATTTCTCTCATTTGTGGTTTATTGATTTGCGGCCTTGTTGATAGTTAGAACTTGATTCAAAGTATTATCAACCTTAGCCTCTTCTTTATCAACAGACATGTAATCAATATCTGTACTGACTCTACCAATCGAATCAACTTCAACAAATTTCAATGGGTTCAAGTTATATGATGTGAAGTTGTAATTCGCCAATGTATTGATTCCGTATATAGGTTTATCTGACACGAAGTTTCCTGTTAGTTCTTTTAATCTTAAAACGTTATCTGTAAACTGTACAACAATTCCTGTTGCTGATGCATCATCCGATGTGTATCCTTGATACACCGTTTCACCCACCCTATATGTTCCATAACCAGAATCTAAGTTCATGTAAAATTCAATAATTTCATTCTGTGATACTTGATTCCATATGGAAACAAATGCACGATTAATAACACCTGTCTCTGTTGGTTTACCAAAGATGAAACCCTTTACTGTGAAGTTCAGTGTCCAGATAATCATTCTGGTTTCATTATCTCTACCGCCTTCATATGTAATATCATGTGTGGTAGAATTTAAAATAACAGGAACTTCTTTAATAATACCCATTTCAGGAATCAAATTCAATTTGATTGTATAATCTGGTGTAAAGAATGGTAAAATGTGTTCAATGATTTGTGTGCCATCTTCTATGTTACGTACATAGATGTAAAGATTGAAATCAAAATTGTATGGTACTGGACTGTATTGTGATTTGATTCCTGCCGGTGCAGTACCGGCAAAATTCTTAATGTTTGTGTTTTGTTTCCGACTGGAATCATATGATAGTCCAGCCATTTCAAATGACATACGTGGTAATGTTACTTGGACTTTTTTATCCAAGTTTAAGTCATCCTCAAGACGCATGACATAACGTTCTTTACTTGCGTATGTAATAGGAACAATGAATCTTTCCGATTCTGTAAGGTCTGGCTTAAATCTATACAACGTAATGTTGTCAAACATATTACCAAATCCAACAACCAGTTTTCTTATGACACGATTATATGTTGACATTATATTCTTCCAAACGGGTTGGTTTCTGTAAAGTCAATAATGTTATTTGCAGTATCAAACAAGTATGCATTATCATAAGCTTCATTTCTTGTGCTATCTATTAATGGATCAAATGATGACAAATAGTATCTTGCATTACTTGTTGCACCAATGATTGCAACGTTGTCACGGAATTCACCTGCAATATTTGTAACCTTTAACGAGTCATCTGGCTTAATCCATTCTTGTACTAAGGCCACAACCCACGCATTTGCTTGTGTATTATCTGTAGATTGAAATACAACTTCTCTAGCTTCNTATGTTCCAGTTCCAACACCAGTATTCAACTCTAGTGTGTAACTNGATTGTATCATAACATCATCAATGTCTTCCACACCAGTGTCGATAACTTCTTGTGAGTATTTGAATTTCTCTAGTTCTAGTTCATAGAAGAATGGTATCTTTCGGCCTAACATAAAGAAGTCTTTTGTTTGATTTGTGAACTTGATTTCAAACAACTCACCAGTACCATTTAAGAACGGTACATAAATCAAGTCACCTTCTCTTGGTCTTGTAAATATATCTTGTGGTACACGTTGAGAGAAAGAACGCTTTGAAAGAATGATGTTAACTGTGTTTTTAATCTCAAGGCCAAACTTAGAAAAGAATTCTTTTTCGCCACCATATTCCATAGAACTGGATAGGTAGAATTCAATAGGAAAGGCTGCACTGAATCTTTTAATTGGATCTTCACCATACAATATATCTCTATCGGTTTCATTTTCAATAGGCAAATAGTAGGCATCAAAACCCATAATCTTGATTGATTCAACAATCAAGTCCTCTATTACCCTTTGCTCAGCAAGAGAATTGTAATTATTGAAGTATACCGATGTTGCCATATTAGTTCATGAACATTTCTAGTGGTGCGCCATACTTATCACCAATCTCAGCATGTAATGCATCTATCTCATCTTTGGCTTCTGTATAAATCTTATCACCATTTAACTTGACACCACCTGGTAATTGAATGCCTTCAAACTTTTTGAGGTTATTTCCCCATGAACGTTTGATTAGGGCTGTTGCATATTCTTTTAACCAACGGTCATTCCAAGCCTGTGTATATACATCTGGATCAATTACTGCATAACATTCGGCAATAACAATTGTACCAACTGGTGCTTGACTGTGGCCCCAACCCCAGTCAATGTAGAGTCTTTGCATGTGTCGTTGGAACCTAATAGGAACCTCACCAGAGAACAGTTGTTCCAACATACGTAAGTGTTGTAATGTCAACGTATAGTTAATGTATGAAGCGGAGGTAAAGTCATACAACTCATTTAAACGCAACTGGTATCTCAAGTCAAACATATTAACCTGTGAGTGTGAATCGGAAACGGGAAATATTCTGGTGATACCAGCAATTTGTAGAACGTTGTTTGAAGAATCTCTGGCTTGAGATATGTTCAAATACTTGTTGTTAATGTCTGTCTGGTCTATCGTCTTAATGTAATAGACTTTTTGTAGGCCATCAAAATGGTAATCTTGCCAGTATTGAAGTGCATCATCAATACGGTCTTCCACCTGGTCGTCATCAACGTTGATTTCGATAACTGGAAATCCTAGTCTACGTAGGCAATAATTTTTAAAAGCGGTTCTAGTTGTTATTGTAGCCATATTTTCTCCAAATAGCATAATATATTTAGGCTATAATAATTACGATACCTACTTTGTTATTTCTACCCATGAAGTTGTTGATTCGTCCCAGTTGTATGATTTTCCATCATCAGGATAAGGAGTTGGAGGCATCCATTGACAAGCATTCTCATCCAATAACCAACTGTCATATGAAGGTTTTGGCGGAATGAATGCATCTCTTACAGAATCGTAGGTGTATCCTATACCAGCATAATTTTTTCTTAATGGTGTACCACCAAGTCTATGTACACCTGCGTGAGTGTTATAACTTGTTTGTACGAAAGAACTTGGTTCTCCGAATAAACCTGTATTAACTACGTCTTGTTCTATTACTAGAACTTGTGTTACGATATTATTACTATCGATTTGTGCGAAATGTGCCATTTTTTATTCCTTAGAGTGTTGGCCAAACTATATTGTATGGATCACTTTGTTTTGTGATATCAGCTAATGCCTGTGCATAGGTATCTAGTTTAGTTAAATCATCAATTTGAGTAAGACTCAATCTTGTTAGTCTATTATATCGGTTGTATCTCCAATCAAGTTCTTGAATTTTCTGATCCCTTAATAATCTAATTTGGGCCCACACAACATCATTGTTTATGTCCTCAATCTTGTCATAAATTTGTATACCTATACCATATGAATGATATGTTACGATTGTACTGTCGATTGGTCGTGTGACATTTGAACTATACCAACCATTGTCATCCTTAACAAAAGTATAAATTCTTCCATTGTATGAAAGTGTTTCTCCATCTGTTGGTAATTTTGGAAATTTATCTGTATTCATTTTTTTACCTATTTAAAACTCGCACTTATGAAATGTTCATACCAAATGGTGAATCTTGTGAAATAACAATAACATCACCACCAGTGCCTTGTGTAGTATCAGCATCAAAGTAATAAATGTCAATATTGTTGTTACTATAATCTTTCAGTCCACCATCGGAGGTCAAAGGGTATATCAATAAAGCAGTGTTCGCTAATGCTGTTAGTTTTGTATTTGGTGGAGTGAAGTTGTTTGTATACAACACATCTTTGTTGAATCTAAGATTACTTATGTGACCATACAATCCACTTCCAATAAACCATTGTGTAGTGTTACTAATTGTTGCTGATGCTGGCACATTACTTGTTGTGGTTGCTGTTATGACACCATCAACATACATTTTAATTGTGCCAGCATTTCTCGTAATTGCATAGTGTACCCATGTTTTATCAGGTGTAAGTGCATTACCTGCTGTGTAACCATATGCACCATAGTTGGAATTGGTTGGGTTACATTGCTGTGCATTGAAGTGAAATCCCTCAACATAACCATAATTTCCCATTACAACATTCCATGACTGGTTGTTTGGATAAACACCACCTGTACTATTCAATGAACCTAAGTATGCTTGTGTTCCGGAACCTTGGTAATTGTAATCAATTCTTTTTGCAAAAAACTCAATTGTCCAATTACCATCTAAAGCTAATGCTGCATTATTGGCAGTATAGTAATATGGTGTTATGTCTGAGGTTGATGCACACATATAGATTGAACCTACGTTTGCATTATTATCTCTGCTGTTGTATAGGAACACAGAGTTGTTAGATGTTTTACCACCTCTTATTGGATGTAAATCTTTCGGCAACGCAATTGTGGTCGTGCTTGGATACACCATCAAATTGGATCTTTCAAGTGTGGTGTATCTCGCCATCTTAGATAATCTAAAATCTTGTATAGAACCACACCATCCGGTTGTGTTTGCTGAATTTGCAAAATCGCCGCCGATGATGCAATCTGACATATTTTGATTATATGAAAGAGTATAGTTTGTAGCCAAACCTGTTCCTGTATTATAATCACCCATCAATATCATACCTTGTTGTTGACCATTCACGTAAAGATAAAAGTTACCTGAACGGCGAACTACGGCCACATGGTCAAATCTTCCACTGGATGTGGTTGCACACACAATACTTGATGCTGCGGTTTGCAAAACAGATGGTGTTGTACCACCACTACTTTGGTATTTAATTTGCCATAGGCCGGTTGGTGTAACACCTATCAGTAAATTGTTTGCGTGATGATATACTGAATTACCATATGTTGCGAAAAAGTCTCTGCCACCAGATGCAGCATCCCACCATTGAGCCCAAAACTCAACAGTAAAATCTGCATAATGAGTTGGTGTACCTAAAGTATTCCATGCACCATTACGTAAAATAATTCTTTCTTGGAATGTACTTTCTTTGTTCTGGAATTTCCAACTTGAATTTCCAAATTTTTTGGTGTTGTATGATATCATACCACCAGCAGAAGAAGGTGTCACATCGCCTTGTAAATTCAATAATGGACCATCATACATTGATTGATAGTATGTGTAGTTGTCTAAAGTCCAATTGGACGTTGGCATAGTATATGTTGCTGCATCAACATCATATCTTGCTGTTCTCGAAATACGAACTGGACCAGAACCATAGGTTGTTTGTAATTCTTGGTATGTGTATGGTTTTTGACCTTTTGTCCAAGCGGTTGCAGTTGCAGCAATTCTTTTTCCGTTGGTGTATAAAGCAAGTTTGTTTGTACCGTTTGGATTATAAACAACAGCAATATGGTTCCAACTGTGTGGTCTTATGTTAGGTACAGTACCACTTGTTGTGCCTAGTCTTTGTACGGCAGCGTTGTGTTCTGTAAACAACTGGAAGACAATATCACCCCAACTAAAATTACCTGCACCGTTCGTTAAAATCTGTAAAGACCAACCTTCACCACCCAAAGTGTTACAGGTGGAGAATTGATATTGTCCACCAGAGACCGCCGGTTCAGCTTGGTTTATATACCAAAAGGTTTCTATGGTCCATGGAATACTCAATCGAGTCATCCAACCAAATTCTATTTTGTTACTTGTGCTTGCTGGTGCGTTTCCGAAAGCATTCCCACCATCAGACGTGGTACCTATACCGTCACCTATAACCATTGCATCCGCATTGTACGGTGCAGGAGGATATGGGCCAGTACAACTAGTGTAAACGTTCCAACCAGTCGTAAAATCAGCCTCACTTCTTCCACCAACTGTTGTTACCAAATCATTTGTTGAGGAATCCATAACGATGCCTGCTGCAGCCGACAACAAAAACACCGTGTTTTCGGTTAATGGTAGTGGTCCGGTCGGTACAGGAATTGTTGCTGGATTTTTATTACCTTTGTTATATGGAATACCAGTGTATGGTGCATTTGGTCCAAATAAACCCGAGCATATTCTAACATCAGTGATGGATCCCAAAAAGTTTTGACCCATTGCCATGTTTGATGTTGATGCAAGTAATACTAATTTGTTTGCAGGACAACTAATTGTTTGGACCGCATAAACTTCTTGTATTTTTTCACCATCAACATACAGTGCCAACCAGGTACCAACACGTTGTACACAGACATGATACCAAACAAAAGGTTCAATTCGGTTGTGTTGGTCTTGTAGTACACATTTACCACTAGTTTCAACAGACAACTTTCTGTGTCCCGAAATACTTATGGATATACCAGTATCAGCCCAAGTAGCTCTGGTGTCTAAAAGTATTCTTCTTACAGTAATGGCATCAGTGGCTAGTGAATCTCTGAACCAAAATTCTATACTGAATTCACCTTGTGAACTATTCCAGCCACCATCCCAAGCACCAAAGTCGAAAACGTTANTGGCTTCTGTTACCACAATTCTGTTAACTGTTCCGCCAGCAATAGTGTTAAATGCAGCTCCAGTTCTTGGGAATANACTTCTCGCACCGGCCGGATCATTACTTCTCTTTTTTTGTCCAATGACACCGGCATATCCAACGTTAAGATATTGGTTGTACGGTGGTCGTGGTCTGTTTGTTCCTGTGGTTCCAACTAATAATAATGTATCAGTTGGATTATCTGTCATCGAACTATCAATAAATGATGTTGTTGATACGTCAAATGTTGATGTATATTTTGCGGCACTAGAAATTCTTAGGCCACATGCATAACCTGAGAATAGATATTGATCGTTTCTGGATGCCCATATTCTCAAATCATCTGTCTGTGAATAGTCTGTTGCAACTGTTCCTGTATATACAAGAGCACCGTTGATGTATATCTTAAATTGGCTTGCGCCTGTGCCTTCACGCACTGCGGCTACGTGATACCAACCACCAGGATAAATTAGTCCAGTAGAGCCAGATGTTAATACATTTGGACCATCATCCCAAACTAGTTGGTATGCGGTATTTAATCTAAAATTCCAACCAAGACCACCGGATCCAGAGTTACCACTTCCTTTACCCGCAATAGAACCGCTTCCTGATACACCGTTTTGATTTGGATTTATCCAACACTCAACGGTAAATGGATTCAAACCAAATCTTAATAGACCAGCTTGTGGTCCTGCCCAAAGATCATGTACCTTAAATGAACCTGAAGTAGTCAAGTTATAAACGCTGTGTGTTCCGTGGCCAATTTGTTTAGGAAAATGTAAATTTGGATATACACCGAAGTTGTTCCATGTGTCCATACCCCAAACGTCTTGTGTTTTAATTGCACCCGTTGCCGAACCTGCAACAGTAACGTTTGCACTTTGTATGTGTTTTGCCGGAATAGTATTGTGGTGTGGTGTTGACATAGACATGGAGAACACGCAGTTCGCATATGTCATATCCAGTGGTGTGTTGGTATAATAAGTACCAGCATCTGTTATTGCTGTGTTACTTATTCTAATATCTGTTATTGCGCCAGCAAAGTTAGTAGTCGATGTACCGACTCTGTCACAACCTATTCTTAATGGGTTACCTGTATCAGCAAAGTTACCTGCACTTGTTCCTGTTACTGTTGAACCATAGTATCCATTAATGTTCACAGAAAGTTGACCTGCACCCGTACCCGATCTTTGAATAGTACAACGATACCATGTATCCATTGCCAACGCTGTTGTATTCAATGTTGATACGTTAGTCAGACCATCATAGAAACCTAATTGGTGAGTTGTTGTTAAGTAGATTGTCCAACCCAAGCCTGCAGAGGTTCTACCGGCAACAGTACCTTTACTTATGACATAGTGTTCTACTGCTTCATTACGACATAGTTTCAACCAGAATTCAATCGTGAAGTTACCTGTACCAAAACGTTGACTTGCGGTGTCTAATACGTTATAATAAGCATTCGGTTGAAACTGTGTTGCCCAATAAGGAAACCTTGGACCCTGAAACGACAAACTCGCTTCTGGTCTGGTTGTTGATGTTGCTCTATAGTATTCGTTCCAATTATACTTACTCTTGTCACGCATAACATCGTCAGCATAATTATTTGTTAGGTGACAAGTTACAGAACTATAATATGGATCATAGTCAACAATTTCATCCAACCTTACTGGTGGATATTCAAGTTTGTTGGATAATTTTGCAGGATTTTTGTTGTATGCGGCGTCCTCTATACTCCATACTCCACTTTTAGAATATGGTCTTGGAGAATTAACTTGGCCAATAGTTCCTGCGTTTCTTCTGCTTCTAGACATTTTAAGTAATTATTTCATAAGATGATGTTATAACAATTGCTGATGCTGCACTAGCTAAGGTCCTTATATAGTCACCTTCTACAAGATAAAACGCAGTATCTTTACCAGATATGACAACTGTTGATTTATCTGGAACAGTTATTTGATATGCAAGACTATAAGCTGCACCACTTCTCACAACTTCCACGGTTATATCGGCCGATGATGTGCTTTTGTTGGAAGCCACAAGTGTGTTTATTTTATATACGGAACCTGATGCAGCTGCGTTTACAATTACGTTGGAGTTTGTTGTACTTGCTGTTAAAAAGGCTGTATTGCCTGTTATTGTTGATACGTTTACTATATTTGGTGCTGCCATTTTATCCTCCGAATACTATTGACATTGCAATAGATTTTCCTATTGTTGAACCTGTATTTGCTTGTGTAAAAGCACCATTAGCAAATGATGCTGCTGAGTTGGCTGTTATGAATGATGCATTGGCTCTATCAAAGGCACCATTAGCAAATGATGCACCAGAAGTTGCTGTAGTGGTTGCTGAATTGGCTGTTACGAAAGCACCATTAGCAAAACTGGCTGCTGAGTTGGCTGTATCATATGCATTATTAGCTTGTGTTCTAACCCATGCATCAGTACCACCAGTATTTGCTTGAGCATAAGCTGCATTAGCTCTATCAAAGGCACTGTTAGCAAATGATGCACCAGAAGTTGCTGTAGTAGTTGCTGAGTTGGCTGTTGTAAAAGCAGCATTAGCAAAAGATGCTGTGGTATTTTGTGATGCATAGGATGCATTAGCAGTTATAAATGCACCGTTAGCAAAAACTGCACCAGAATTGGCTGTATATTGTCTTGTACCGTCCGAAAATGTAATAGCAGTATCACCAGTACCTGTTACAGTAAAAACTCCATTAACTGTTGTGTTGGCATTAATAATCAATGCACCTGTTAAAGTACCACCAGTTAATGGTAATGCATTATTTGCCTTGGTGAAAGCACCATTAGCAAAAGATGCACCAGAATTGGCTGTGTC